TTACTCCTCTGTATCTTTGAGCTGTATCTGCTTAATTGTCTGGTTAGTGTATACTGCCGCTCCTGCTACCAGTATCCCTTGAATTACCGAATTTACACTAATGCCCAAAATTGCAACTGCACCCACTATCCCAAGCGCACCTAAAATATATGGTATCAACCAATCTGGCATATTTGGTGTCGATTTTATAGCCATACCGATCAAGTATAAGACCGGTATCAAAATAAGCCCCTCACTCACTATATACGACATTAAATCCATTTAAATTGCCCCTCTTTTTAAATAATATTCGAGTAGCATACCTAATCCCAAAGCGATCAGCGTCTTTACGACTTCGTTCCATCGTCTTCTAGGTATATCCTCAATGCTACTAATTCTTTCTGACATATTTGCTATGTCTTTGCTCTGCATATCAACTTGTCCTGCTATTCTGTCAATGCTCATCGTTAATTTATGGATAGTGTCTATAATGTCTTCAGCCTTAATAAGCCTTTCCTTTGTAGCTTTAAGACCCTCCTCGACTGCCCTGACCCTTTCACCCATGTTATCGACCATATGGCGTTACGCCCCCAATCTGCCCCATGAAATTTTGCCCACTATACCGTCCACCACTATGCCTTCCTTAGTTTGAAATTCTTTTACTGCTTTCTCTGTGTTTTTTCCGAATATCCCATCAACTTTACCAGGGTTAACTCCATGGCTTATGAGCATTTGTTGCAACGTTTTTACTTCATTGCCACGGCTACCAAATTTTAATGTCTGCTTAGTCTCTTTAACTATCGCTTGTGCTTTAGAATTCTTGATTTCCTCAAGTGGATAATTCTTACCTGGGCAATCAGTAGCCGCAAGTTCTTTATGTCCACAGACTGTAGTAATTGATGGGTAGAACGTTTTTATATCTTGCACAAGCTTAATTATGCTTGTTTTCTGCTTCTCAGGCATTTGACCCGTCTCCATATTACCAATAGCACATATGCCAACACTTGTCTCATTGTATCCTTTACAATGTGCTCCAACGTATTCAATTCCTCTGCTCCAAAACACGTTTCCGTTTTTATCAACAAGGGCATTGTAACCAATTCCTAGCCATCCATTATGATTTATATGATAGTTATGTATTTGCTCCACTGTTTGGTCTGCACTTGCGCCACTATGATGTAGCACAATTCTTTGTGGAGATTTTGTGAATCTCTTTTTGGTGCCCTTAAACACTAGCTCTTTATCTATAATATATTCGAACATTTACTCACCCCTTTTATATTCGTGCATCTGCCACCCAGTGTCCTTGTACTAGTGCCACCACCCATGCTGCCCCAACGCCCATATAGGCGACTATTGCATTTTCGTTTGTATAATCATTAACAGGCGTAACTGTGCTTGTTTCTCCGTTGCGTTCATATTTCCATGAGCCTACTGTACCTGTTGTTGTATAAAACACAACGGTTGGCGTTGCCCTCTTATTAACCTTAAACGGTACATGAATACGCACATTGTTAAGAGCATTACTACTTCCACTACGATTATACATTCCATACGCTGTGTTTGCGCCAATAGCAGTGGCATATGAAAAACTTTTTTCATAATAAATCATGCAATCTCTCAGCTCTTGAGAGAAACTCTTTGGTGAAAATAGCACATAGTAATCTGTTGCACTCCAATTGCAGTTTGTTATTTCTATATAGTCGTTTGCTCCTGCTGTAGCTGTGGATGGTGTGTATTTAACTACAAAAGCTAATTGATTTACCGCTAACGCAACAACTGCGCTTGTTGTAAATGTAAATACTTGATTGGTTGTAGTAGGTGTAAACGAAAGTGTTGCTAGGATAGATTGTCCAGTGAATCCCGTTATAATATCTTGGTCGGTTCCTGTTCCTGCGTTTATATATGCGGCATATGTTCCTGCCGCGTCTGCACCAATTTTTGAAACAAATGAAACTGTTACTTTTTTCAACCTATACTTTTTACTTTCTTCTGTTGTAAAATTGTACCCAATTCTAATAGGCGTAACTACTGTGTCGCCTGTACCCCTTGTAGTTCGTAATGTATGAGTAGGTATACTTCCATTGTAAGTGGTTTGTGCGACATGGAGGTTCGCATCATAAGCATCTCTATATGCCTTCCACATATCCGCTGTATAGTATTTATTAGCTGCAGATGGTACAATACTTGTCCCCATCTGCCACACTTGCATATCACCATTAACGAAACCGTTCTGATACATATTACTAACCATATCTGTAATATGAGCTTGCGAATGATTATGCTTACCCACTGATGCTGTGCGCAAGTCAGTAAGTGTTGCTGTGCTTAAACTTGCTACACTTGCTGGGATCAGTATCTTAGCTAGCTTTATCTGCACGACTCCTGCTTCAGTGCTTAACGCTGGCTCAACTGGAATTGCTGCTGCTGCTGTGCCTTTTATTACTACAATACGCCCAGCTCTTATATCTGTATTTATATTGCTCTTGAGCGCTATAACGTCTATACGGGAGTATGTCGAATCACTTGCAGATATTTCGACTGTCTCTGTAGAATCCGATATGATTGCATGCCCAGCTACTAACGCAGAACCTGCCGATACATTCACGTTCATAGTTCCAGCTACTTTTGAACACTCGAATGACGTAGAAACGTCGAATATTATTCCGCTACCTGCTATTAAATCTAATCTCTTTGCCTCGTCTGAGGCTGTTATTTTTCTATCACCATCTACTGATGAATATGGATAACTCTTTATTGCCATACTTATACCTCACTTGTGTTTTATTTGTTATCGCTGATTTTGCCGTTATCACTTCTTAGTCTTGATTTCTATTTATATCTGTAGTAGCTCTTAATATGATCAAGCATAGACAATTATGTAATTAACAGCTACGTATGGTTGCAAGTTATTATGTGATCCTCCACCACCTGTATATGCTGCAGTGATAGATTTAAATAATGTTAAAGCTCTTGTACCAGCACCAGTGCCAACTACAAATTCCCAGTCATGCGTTCCTTCCTCCGAATGTACAGTAGTTGAAATTGCATGAGTATGATTTGGCATTTCTGCAATTGTATTTATATGCGTCTTCTCCCCACCTGTTTTCCCGAGCACATTAAACTCTGTTTCAGCCGAGTTATACCCAACTGGCACTTTACCCTTCATATTTGGCAGGTTAAATGTTGTGCTACCATTCCCAGCTCCGTAATTAGTGCCTATTACAGCAAAAAGAGCAGAATACGTTGTTCTGCTCACTGCCGATCCATCACAAAGTAAAGTACCTGTTGGAGCTGCCGATCCTGCAAAAGCTTTAATTTCGCCAATAATACCATTCCAACTACTTACACCAGTTATTTGAGCCTTCGAATGTTTATGCTTTCCAACGGATGCTGAACGCATTTCTGTAAGTGTTGCTGTGCTTAAACTCGACACACTTGCTGGGATCAATATTTTAGCTAGCTTTATCTGCGCCACGCCTGCTTCCGTACTTAGCGCTGGTTCTACTGGTGTAGCCGCTGCTGTGCCTTTTATTACTACAATCCGCCCAGCTCTTATATCTGTATTTGTATTGCTCTCGAGCGCTATAACGTCTATACGGGAGTATGCCGAATCACTTGCAGATATTTCGACTGTCTCTGTAGCATCTGATATAATCCCATGCCCTGCTACTAGCGCTGAGCCTGCTGCAACGTTTATGTTCATTGTGCCTGTTACTTTTGAGCACTCGAATGACGTAGGAACGTCGAATATTATTCCGCTGTCTGCTATTAGATCTAACCTCTTTGCCTCATCCGAGGCTGTTATTTTTCTATCACCATCTACTGATGAGTATGGGTAACTCTTTATTGCCATGCTTACACCTCTTCTGTATCTTATTTGTCTATATACGATGTTCCTGTTTAAGTCGTTGCTATTTTTATCACGTTATTCTATTATTATTTGGTCAATAATCGCCATACTATGATGCAACCCAATTCTCTATATGTCTTTACGAAATTACTTTTAACTTCTTTAAACACTAACATCTTTATTAAATGTTATTGTTTACCTTTACTTTGTTATATTGTTCTTTTCCACATATAACATGTTACATATGGTTGTAAGTTATTATGTGGCAAATCTCCACCTGTATTATATACGCCAGTATACCCATCCCAATTGGCACTCCCTTGTATTACTTGATTTCGCATAGTACTGCCTGCGCTTGTTCCGAAAATACCAACACCAGTATGACCATGATTAGGCATTTCACCAGTAACAAGGGTATGTGTTTTTGCTCCGCCAGTTTTTCCAACGGTATTAAATTCACTTTGGCTAGTGTCGATACCAACTGGCACTCTGCCCGTTCCCCAAGCTACCCATGTTCCTACACCAAACAAAGTGTTAGGATTTGCAGAAGACGTACTCATATAAATACTTCCTACTGGATATACAGCACTCATTATATCTGTAAAATGCATCTGTTCCTGCGTATGCGTATGTTTACCCACTGATGCTGCCCTTAGATCTGTAAGTGTCGCTGTGCTTAGGCTGGATATACTTGCTGGGATAAGTATTTTAGCCAGCTTTATCTGCGTCACTCCTGCTTCCGTACTTAGCGTCGGTTCTATAGGAGTCGCTGCTGCTGTTCCTTTTATTACTACAACCCGCCCAGCTCTTATATCTGTATTTGTATTGCTCTCGAGCGCTATAACGTCTATACGGGAGTATGCCGAATCACTTGCAGATATTTCGACTGTCTCTGTAGCATCTGATATAATCCCATGCCCTGCTACTAGCGCTGAGCCTGCTGCAACGTTTATGTTCATAGTTCCTGCCAATTTTGAGCACTCGAATGACGTAGGAACGTCGAATATTATTCCGCTACCTGCTATTAGATCTAACCTTTTTGCCTCGTCTGAGGCTGTTATTTTTCTATCACCATCTACTGATGAGTATGGGTAACTCTTTATTGCCATGCTCATACCTCACTTGTGTTTTTTGTATAGTTACTAATAATTTGCTCTATAATATTGCTCTTTTCAATGTGTTAAATTTCTTTTAACGGGTATTAAAAATCAGGCAGCTTGATATAAATTCCTCAAACTGCCTGATTTTATTCTTGTATACCCTTTATAGTGACTTTAATTTAAGCTTAACTAAGCTATTCTGCTTACGTAAAGTTCTTCCAAGCTCCATTTATATTTATGTTCATTTCTGCGATTTGTTTCCATTGTCCATTTACATTTATTAGTGCCTCAGCGCTGTCTTTAAATGCATTTCCAACATTAATTTTCAGCGCAACACCTATCATCACTAAATCACTTGCTGGCGACCATGCACCTCGTACTCCAAACGAATCGTATCCTCTCACATAGAACTTCCATCGTTTACCTGGATCCCATGTTGCTGTATTAATATCTATTACGTATGGAGAATTTGGTGTTGTTTTTTCGCCGACATTTGTTGGTGAACCATACCATACATCTTTATCGCTTTTCATAGCAACTTCGTAGCCAGCTATATTCCCATCAGGATCAGGTGTCGAGTTCGGTGTGAACGATAGCTGAATATGATCTCCAACAATATATACAGATTTATCTACTGTTGGTTTTTCTGATATGGTGTTAGGAACTCTATTTTTTTGTGCATTACCTGCAAGATACGAAAGTGAGTTATTTCTACTTGCAATGGAATATACTTGAAATCTAAGGTATCTTCCTCTTGGCCATGTTGAAGTGTTTACGTCAACATAAGTAGCTCCTGAAGAGTCTATTCCAATATCTCCAGACCAGTTGTACCCATCATCAGAATATTGGTAATAACAGTGGTAAGTACTTATACCGTTATTTATTCCTGAATTTGCACCACTCCATTCCAATCTTATTGAGTTTTCATAACAGTTTGGATTCATCCACAAACTTGATGGCGCAGTAGCATAGCTCCAGTATACTGGCCAATACTGATCGAAGTTTGTGCAGTATGATCTATTCATCCAAGTGCAAGGATCTGAAGAATCTCCAGGTACTTGTATATAAATAGGCCATGCAAAATCATAATACACGTCTGGACCTGGGTTAAATGAAATTGTAAAACTGCCTGAATGTGTTGTGCTTTGCCCCCAATATTCAGCTCCTTTAATTTGACCACTTCCAAGCAAAGTGCCCCATGCGTTAAAAATTTGAAGTGTTCTACTGCTTGAACACGACGTAGCACTACTTGTTGTTACACTCCAATTGACAGTTGCATAAGCAATTGTAGAAGGAGCTTCAGGTCCATTTCTATAATTTGACATGTTGACTGTTATAAGTGTATTTGGGGATGTGTTCGATCTAAAAGTGGGCATTTATCTCCCTCCTTATGGTAAATATTTTATATATATTGTGCCTTGTGGCATCGTGCTATCTATTGTAGGAGCGTTGCCCGTACCAAATACGATATTAGCAACTCTTGCTGTACCTGGAGCTATTGCCTCTGTTATGTTTACAGAAGTTAAACTTGGGTGTGTATGTTTACCTGTGCCTTTCGTTCTTGCGTCGGTTAGAGTTGCAGGCGCGAATGTTGTTGCTGTTGCTGGAATTAAAAGTGTAGCCAGTTTTATCTGGCTTATTCCTGCAGTTGTTACAAGAGCAGGCTCAATTGGAGTTGTTGCTGCTATACCTTTGACTACGACCACACGTCCACCACGTATACCAGTATTTGAGTTGCTTTCAAGCGCTATTATATCTATACGAGGGTTATTTAAATCTGCAGCTTCAATTGTTACAGTTTCTACTGCATCAGACATAATCCCATGTCCAGCAATAAGTGCGGATCCTGGTTGAACTGTTACTTGCATCATATCTGAAATTTTTGCGCAGGCAAATGATGTTGGTTCGTCAAATATTACACCGCTACCTGCTATTAAATCTATTCTTGTAGCCTCATTGGCTGCCGTTACTTTTCTGTCGCCTTCGACAGACACATAAGGAAAACCTGTTATTGCCATTTATGACACCTCTTTTTAATATTTTATTATGTAGTTTAGAGTTATGTATGGTTGTAAGTTGTTATGAGCTAATCCACCACCAGTATAATCAGTATATGACCCTGTCCAGTAAGTTCCAGGTCCATCTGCTGGGGGATTCTGTGCAGGAGCATGCGTCCAGTTTCCATCGTCCCAACTGCCAATCGCTTGTTGGTGGCGATGATTTGGTATCATTGTGGTATCAAGTATTACGCTTTTAGCTCCACCTGTTTTACCTAATGTATTAAACTCCGAATCCACGCTACTTAGTCCAACAGAAACTTTACCACGTAAGTCAGGAAGCTTAAATGTGCTTCCATCATTTGCTCCATATGTCGTGCCTATTGCACTAAAGAGTGAAGAGTATGTAGTTCTAGAAACACTTTGACCATTTGCAAGCAAATAACCAAATGGCGCAGTAGAGCCTGCGTACAACATAACGAATCCTGCTGGAAAAGCACTTTCTACTGACTTTAACTGTGCAACATCGCTTTTTAGCTGAGTAGTATCGCTTTTAATGACATCATCACCGAAAGTTAACTCTATAGTTTCTACGCCTTCATCGCAGGTTTCAATTACTTCAATGATCCTAGTTTTTAATTTAGTGACTTTCGTTGTAGGTTCTAAAAATCCGTTAATATCCTCATATGTTTTAATTGGTACGTTAATAGATACAAAATCACCCAGATGATAATCTTCGTTGTAGGTTAAATTAGCATTTGTTGCAACGGTTGTTGAATATTTTTTCTCTTCAGAAATAATCGCTTGTGTCGCTCTTTGTTGAAGCTTTTTTTCTCTGTCTTCTATAGCTGTATCAATAATATCTCTTGCATCAACAAAAACTTCTCTACGATCCCAACCTAGAACATTGTCACTATCTTCTTCAATATAAATTTCTCTGGCGACACCATCACCCATGCCGCCGACTATAGGAGTTGTTTGCGTTGAAGTAGCATCAAGAGTGTATTCATATTTCTCTATGTTTTTATACCTAACGTCAAACACACACATATTAGAGTTATCTGCTCCAGGGTATGTATCAAAAGTAATAATACGATCTTCATATGTAAACCGTTCACCCAGTCCAGCATTTTTGAGTACACGTACCACCTCATCACCAAGGTTTTTATACCGGCTTTGATCCGATATTGGTGCTTCATTTGGAGCCACAGGCCGCCCATCCGCTACAGTAATATTTAGATTTTTATTGGTCTTTGTTAATGTATCATTTATAAATCCTTTTGCGACCTGATCTGCGCTTCCAGTTTTTTCAATAGCATATGAACCTGCATTAGGTGTAGTAATTCTACCTTCAAAACCCCAATGGCAACCATATGCAACTACAGTAACTGTCGTTTCATTTTGAGTTATACTCCTTATGATAAACGGCTCATCCTTGTCATCGACTATCCAGCAATTCTTTTGCAGAAAGCTAACTGCTTCACTTTCAATAGGCATCTCAAGCTGCAATATGCTCCGTCCCCAAAATCTACGGATTATCTGAAGCTTAGTGAATTCTGTTATAAAAAAAAGCGAAGTAAAATCAGGACTACTACTATATACCTGCATAATACTCCACCCCGCCAACTTCTAAATATCCTGTTCCGCCACCTGCAGAATTGAAATTAAATATGTTTTCACCAACCGCAAGATTAATGAATTCACTATCATCTGAAATACTATCAAATGCATTATGCCTTACATTTTCAGAGTCAATTTTGTCTACTCTTCCAGTTTCGCTTGACACTTCTAAATATTCATTTGAATCAATTTCTATCAGCACTTTCATTTTTTGATTCGTTGTAGTATTTATTACTTCAGGATTATTCGCAGGTCCATGAAACCGTATCAAAGCAGGAGATATCTCGTCGCCATTATTAGCAACGGTGATTGAAGTCTCAGCTGTAGAATATTCAAGACCTGTGTCAGGAAACTCAATTCCATCCTCAAAGTACTCTAAAACAGCGGTTTCAAAAGCAAAAGAAGAAAAAGGAATGTCTCTTTTTAAATATGGATTTGTAGCAATAAATTGCATAGTGCCGTTTAGTATTCGTTTCTCGTTTACGCCTGTTTCATAGACTCCTGCTGGATATACATCTTTTAGATACACTTTAAAATCGTCTCTGGAGTATTCAAATCTTTTTGGTTTTTTATTTCCAAAGAACGAGGTTAACGCTCTTCTTTCTGTTGCTGCCGCTTCAAAATTTTCGCCCAATATGTCAAAAAGTATAGAAAAAGGACGGGCGTCCATCGTTACCGATGATACTGTAATCCCATCCTTACCATAAGCCTTTGAGCCGTTTATCGTAGAAGGCATTCCGTTTAACCCTTTAACTTCAAGAACATGCAGCAGCTCAATTGTTTTTGTTCCTGGAGAGTTTTTGCCTTCCAAATCATCTGTAAAAATAAATCTTTGCATGTTACACCCCCAACAATGCTTTTCTTTGTTCTACTAGTCTCATCTCACGCAGTATCTCGCTCATGCCTAATGCCTTTGGGCTGTTAAATGTATATGTTATATTACTTGTATTATTTGCAGTTGCCGCTGCTACATCTGCACTACTAGCATTCATCGCAGCCTTTATCCTGTTAGCTCCTGCGTATGGGTTTTGGCTCTTAGGTACGATCATTTCGCCTTCATGAACAAGTGCTATCATGTCTTTCGGAATATATGGTGTACCGACAGCAAATTTTCCGATCATATCATATGTTAGCAGATTGTTCATGCTAATATCTTCAAGTCTTTTTTTTGTCTCATCACTTGTAACAGTAGCGTAAGGCATTTTTTTTGCTTCTTCCATATAAGCCTGTATATTCTTACTATATTCTTCTTCAATCTGGCTTTTTGTTCCAACTGAACCAAGAGGTTTTGTCGTTGTTTTGACTGCTTTTTTTGCAACATTTGTTATTGCTTTAACTACCGGTGCAATGCTATTCGTAGCAACACTCTGTGCTATTACGTTTGCTGTATTTGCAATAGTATTTTTGAAAACCTCTATTTCTTTTGCAACAGCTGCTTCATTCTTTTTAGCATCATCAGCAATTGATAGTTCGTGTGTATTACTGTTCATATATGTTGCCACTTGACTATTTGCTTTATCAAATACATCATTTTCAGTTAGCGGTATATTGTCTGGTTTTACATAACTACTCATTTGCTCTTTGGCTTGTGCTAAAGCTTCCTCATTAATTCCTTCAGAAGTATAACTTGCTCCATTTGCCTGGCCAATTTTTGTAGCAGTTGCGAGAATCTCTACAGGAGTACTATTGTTTTTTAATACTTCACCCAATTTATCGTAACCATATGCTTCAGCTAAAGTTCCTGCCAAATAAATTGGATTAAGCACTCTCCCCATTTCACTGAGTGATTTTCCTAAACTTTTAGAAGTCTCATTAATTTTATTAGCTGTTTTCTCATCTATATATATAAATTCATTTTGTAGGTTTGGTGTTGACAGATCAGTTTTCTGAAGAGCGTCTCCTATAATTTCCAATCCGGTTCCTACGTTACCGATCTTGCCTACTGTGCTTACAACTTTACTTAATAACCCTGTAGTTTTCTCTGCCGTTGCATATATAGCCTTTTCAGCTGCCGATAGCCCTACATTTACAATAGTAGATATTCCTTCTATAGTTTCATTTGATTTGTTTGCTGTTACCATTATCAAAAAATCATCGTTACTAATTTTTTTTGGGTCAGTCGCCATTTTCTATCGCCTGCCTTTTTAGGTCCGCCTCTATATCTTGTGCAGACCGATCTGTATATTTTTCGCCAGGTCTCTCTGGCAATGCATATTGTTTTTTAAGCGCTACCCATGCCTTGCGCTGTTCACTGGTCATATCTCCAGTTATACTTTTAAGCCTTATTCTTATTATCTCGTTTATTTTAGCTGTATCCGGCAACGCATCAAAGGCCGCCTTAAACTCCCACCAGTGCGCCTGCGACCAATCCCAAAATGGATATGTTTGCTTCATGCTCGCCCATATAAAAGGCGCATCAATGTTCCAATCCATTACTGGTCTATCGCTTTTCTCTTCGCTTTCGTAGCCGTTATCCCAGCTACCACCATCAATGAACGCAGTAACTGCCTTAAGCGCATACTCCTTGTTTTCAGGGACGATGCCAACATAAAATAGATCAAAGATAAAATACGCTTTTTCGTTGTCGGACATGGTTCTATCTGAAAAAAGCTTAAGTAATTCCAACACGACATAATACTGCCATCTTATCTCATATTCTATGTCATCAACTATTACGCTTTTTGGCAAGGAATCTGGATATAGTAGGCTCATTATTTGCCCGCCGCCTTCTTCAGCTTAGATAGACGCTCTTCCATAGCTTTAACACGTGGATTTTGAATAAGAGGTGTAAACTGAAGTATTGTATCTATCCACAGCTGTGTAGAGGTTTGGTTTACTTCTTCGATGAGCTTTAATGGTCTTGGGTCATTGCAGAAAACTAGCGTCAAAAACTCTTTACAGAATTTTATCGTGCCTTCTAGGTCGTTTGTGGGGATTTTAGATAGCTCTTCAAGTTTCTTTACGGTTTTTGTATCGGTAACATCGTAAACAAACTCTTCACCTAATACTCTTGCACGTGTCATTCTTTCCTGCCTGCCTATAATAATCTCGTCTACCATGTTTTTTCTCCTTAATAATATTGAAAGAGGAAGGCACTGTAATAGCGCTCCTCCTCTTTCCTATCTGATAATTTATGCGTTAGCTGTGAATGCTTTTGTTACTGTATTCCATTTACCTTTGATAAGATCGCCAACTTGAGCAAGCGTGCCTTCAACTTTAATGAATCCACCTGGATCGCCTGAGCCTGCTTTACTTGGGATAACATTGTATTCACCTTTTCTTGCGATATACTCCATTTGTTGAGTTCCGTTTAGAGTGCCATCCCACATATCTACTGATAATATGTCACAAGTCTTGCCTACTAGTTGATCCGCACCTATTTCGTATAGCTTTTTGTTAACGTCATCGTCTGTATCAAGCTCCATGTTATACTTATAGCTTGGTTTATAGCTTAGAATTACATCATGTTCGCTCTTATCAGCTACATACTGTTTAGTTTCTGTTTTTGGTGCCAGATCGTCGTCAAATGAAACGAATCCATCATTAATCTGTGTCCATATTTCTGTTGTTGCCTCTTCTGCTTTTGTGTCCATAAAATGTGCTCTATCATATCTTTTTAACAAACTGTACACTCTCCTTTATTATGCAAATTGTGCTGTTGCTACTGTCCAAGTACCTTTAATGATTTCGCCTACTTGTGATAATGTGCCTTCCATCTTTAAGAAACCGCCAGCATCTCCTGAACCGGATTTGCTTGGGATAATATTATAAATTGCTTTTCTAGCTGTGCATGCGCCGTCTGCAAGAGTCCAAACGTCAACAGTGATAACTTCGCATGTTTGTCCAATAACTTGGTCTGCACCAATATTGAATAATTTAACGTTAACAGGATCAACATTGTCTACTTCTGCAGAATATTTATAAGATGGCTTATAGCTTAGAACAACATCGTGTTCGCTTTTATCAGCTATATACTGTTTAGTTTCCGTTTTTGGTGCGAGGTCATCGTCAAAACTTACGATACCTTCGTTAATTAGTGACCATAATTCTGTCTCGCCTGTAGCTGTATTCATGTAATGTAGTCTTTCGTATCTCTTTTTCATAATTTTAGTCTCCTTTTATTTCTAAATAGTGTTTATGTGAAATATTTCTCTATTTTTCGTATAACTTAATTCAAAAATCGCTTTATACTGCAATGTTAATCCATCATCGCTTTCTTTACCCTGATAAACGTTTGAGTCCATTTTAATTTCTATTGCTGTTTCTCTATCTAACTGTATAATATCTGGCTTGTCCTCAAGCCATTCTGATAATGCAGCAAAAGGCAAATCCATAATCGATCTGCGTCCTGTTTGCGCTTCCGGAGAAGTATACTGGTAGAATAACTCGAAAGTTAAGCTGCCTCTGTAACTCCCCCCCACATAATTTTGCTGTATCCTGTCGCTCTTTCTGGCTTTTACCCATAACGCCTGACCTGTTGCTGCATGCTCGTTATTAGTAACAGTGCAAGGCAAGCCAATTTCAGTGGCATTGTTATTTAGATAATTTACCAGCTTTAAAATTATTAGATTATCGACTTGTACACTCATTTGTCGCCCCCTAATTCCCTTAGTCCTTTATTTGTTTTGCCTACTAGCCTTCAGCTAGTTTGTTTTTCAACGTAGTGCTTGTCCATGCAAGCTACGTCAAATACTTTGTGTGAATTTCATTTTCTACTAGTTTGCAATACGCTTTCGCAAAACTACCGATCAATTTTCATAAGCTGAAACGTTGTGCATTTTCTATTACTTTTGCTTGTACACTTATTTGACCAAAGCAAATAGCATATCTGCTTACTAGTCTTGGCTTTTCTACCATGACAATTTCTTGCCAGCTTATTAGGTTTTAGTATCCATAGTTTTATTCTGTCTTTTTCCAATGCTCTACCTAGCTCTTCAAGCTGTTTTTTTTTATCTTCAGCTTTTATGAGTGCTATTTCTTTGACTTGTAATGCAGCTCTTAATTCTTCTATCCTATTATTTAGGCCACCTTCGCCTTCAATAGAATTTATAAGCTCTGTACATTTTGCCTTTAGCGCATCTCTTTGGCTTGAAAGTTTATCGTGCTTTTGTTTACTCACGTATTTGCCTTGAGTAAGATCAACAACATTTAAACCGTTTTCTGTAGTTTTCGCTACTAACTCTTCGTAAGTTAGTGCACTTGCGCCAAACAAGTCTTTCAAAAATTCCATACACACCCTTTCTCTCACTTGCGTTTTTAAGCGTGGTATCTTCCACAAGTAAGTCGTGCATTTAAACGCCGACACGGTAGGCAATTTATAATAAAAAAAGAACCTATGTAAGGTTCTATCTTATATAACTTAATTGCTCATTTCTTTGCACTGGTTTAATGCTCATGTAGTATTAAAGAATTTATACAGCGCATTCCCATTCAGATATATACTGCACAGATATTTTTAATTCGACTGCTCTATCAATCTTAACTTGCATGTCCTCATTAATAATATCTCCAAACACCCAAATCTGACCACATTGCTCTAGTGTTTCTAGCTCCATATTCTCCCTCACAGCCTTCTCTCTTGGATCTGCATTCTCTATCCAATAAAAATCTACGCTTGGTGATACAGGATAATACCCCTCTTCAATTACGTACTGCTTGTACAATTCTCCTCTACGACTATTTTCTTTAATGTCATTACTTTGCTGACTGCATATGTACACAAAATTATTCATAACTTCTCCAAAATTAAAAGTCGCTCATTTCTAAGCGACCTTTTTCCATATCTTTTCATGATACGATTATACCACCTTAAAATGTTCCTTTGGTATCAAGAATGTATCACAATTGTATCAGACAATTTTACATACATTTGCGCAATCTCGGTTATTATCTCTTTCTTATATCTTTGGAACGTAATCCTTGAGCACAAGTGTAGATAAGGTGTTTCTCCGCCTTTGAACCCATTTATATTATATTTTTCTTTTATGCAATTCGAAGCGAATTCATTCGGATGGTTTTTAAGCACTATATCAATTAGTTTAAGCCAAATAGCGTCTTTATCTTGCTCTATTAGTTTTAGAGCCTTTGATGCTGTAATATCACTTGTCTTTGTGCCTCGTATCCCTGAAAAATCCATTTGATAACCACCACAAGAATCTAATATTGATTCTCTACGCAGTTCCTCACATGATTTTATTGTATTATAGTTTTTTAAGTAATAAGTAATAGTTTTTTTGTATTGATCATATAGTGCTTCCATTTTCAACCCTCCATAATTAAAATGACTTAAGCTTGTCCAATATTTTTATATAGCTGCTTATTTAATTAGCAGCTTATGTTTTTGTATTAACTCAACACCTGGGATTTCTTCGCCATTTTTTAAATCGTTAATTATTGTTTCTTCATCAATCTCAGTAGTTTTGTTCAGCAAATATTTATTAGATATCCGTGCATATTCAAAAAATCTTATTCCATCGACAATATTTACACATTGTGAGTTTTTCAAACAGATCCCATATCTAGGTGTTTCAAGCTTTGAGTAATTATTATGCAACATACACGCTTCTAAATAGTTTTTTAACACTTTAATTATATGCTCTTTCTCTTCTCTTCTAGCTTTTAAAGTGTCTTCTTCAGCTTTTAGCGCATCTATCTCTGAATTCAAATTTTTGATAAAAAGAACTATATTCTCAACCTTATATTCTTCAGCTATATCAAGAGCATTCAGTTGTTTTAATATAAATATACTCTTACATTTATCAAACTTAGTAAAATCCTCATCCTGCTCAAGTATGTTTAGAACTCTTGAATCAATATTATATAAATTCATTTAATAACCACCTTTCGAAATAAGATCATAATCCTTGTCTTATAAATTAATATCATTTTTTTCATAGAAATATTCTTAATTGCCACTATCCTTGTCATAATAACTTTCTTATCTGTAATTATCCTTAAAGATCGCTTAAATAATCGTCTTCTACTTTTTGAATATCTATCAAGATTGATTAATAATAAAATGCTTGTACCTACGATAATTAGCATCGTAGGTATCGACATAGTATCCTTATCTAGGCAACCGCCGCAAGCTCCTAAAATAATTAGAACCAATATCGTCTGTAAAAAACTAATCATAAAATTATCCTCTTCTGTGTCCAAATTTCCCTAATTAAAATATGCTATTTTAGCTCATTTTCGCTAATCAGAAGCAATTGTATCAAAATATTGCTATTTTTTGTTTTTTCATGTATATTTATATTATTATTGGTTATACTTATAATATATCAATATTTTGATACTGTCAATAGTTATTATCAATTATTTATTAGAACGGTCGGCGATATTATGGATATAACGTTAAAACGAATACTCGATATTCTTGAAAAAAAAGGTGTTAAAGAGCAAGCAATATGTGAAATGTTAGAGATGAGTACGAGCACTTTATATAACTGGAAAAAAGGAAAATCTAAATCTTATATTTCACATTTAGATAAAATTGCAGGATTTTTAGATGTGAATAAAGAATTCTTGTTGGGAGAAACTGACAACCCTATCCCTACTACTTGGGCAGAAAAAAACGGAATACCTATGGGTAAACGTATTATGATCCCAGTGTATGGTGCGGTTAGGGCCGGAGAGGGTGGCATGGTGCAACAAGAATTACTAGGATACCAAGAAGCTAATAATGCGAAACTAAACAGAAACTTTTTTCTATTGGTAAAAGGCGATAGTATGTCCCCATATCTACTGGATGGTGATTTTGTGCTTATTGATACAGACGAATGTGTTGAGAATGGTGATATTGCTGTCGTTATAATAAACGGCGAAGAAGGCGTAGTTAAAAAAGTATATCGCAATGGTGATACATATAGGCTTATTTCATTGAATGCTAGTTATCCGGATAGAGTTGTTACATCGACTGAAAGCACTCCGGTATATATAAACGGTAAAGTTGTACAAATGTACCGCAACATTCCATAAAATAATTTTCTTATTGAAGCTCTAAGTTTTACTGCTAAAAACATACAAAAAACAAACCAACTATTTTAGTTGGTTTGTTTTTATTTGCAATTCTATTTATTACACTATTTTGCTTGTTTTCAAATATCCTCTCTGTCTCACTCGATCTCATTCTTTTCATATACTACTAAGAGGTGAAATTTATATGAACCCTAATGAAATGATAACTGCCATAACTGCTCTTGCAATTGCAATATCAAATATTTTGACCGAAGATGAATTAGAGATTACTGCAGCTATTTTTTCTCAACTTGGAGATACTCTTAATACTATTTCGACACAAAAAAGCATTTTGGCAGATAATACTGAAACAAAATCTGAGTAATTTTACTTAATTCTATATATAATTTGGAGATTATTTATTAAACAAAAAAGCACCCACAAACATACTGTTCACAGGAACTCTTTATTTTTTAATATACACGCAATTCATAAAGGATCTTACATAATTGCAGAATGCATATTTACTAGTAATATCTAAAAAGTAACATTATCACCTATTCAAGCGTTTCAACTTCTTCATTCTTTCTTTTTTTATCCAAATTTACAAACCAGAAGAAAATTGCACCGAACATATAAAAGGCTAATCCTATAACAAAAATATATCTATTATATGTAATGTTGAAAGCTGATTTAATAAAAGCAAAGAAGTACGAAGTCAAAAACATAGCTAGGTTTGGGAGCGCCATCATAAGCGACATTGCAAACGCCCTTGTAGCTGGTGCAACCGCCAAACCCACATTCATAAAAACAGCAGGTCCTATAAATCCCATACCAAAACCGCTCAAAAGCGATGCAAGAGTGAAGGCAACAACGCTGTTTCCAAATATCACGATTATATATGACACAGTGCAAAAGAAGAATCCAATCGAAACAGTCCTCCTTTTTGCAAAGCGAAACACAATACCAAAAAAAGTGCTTGCGAGCATACCTCCTACAGTAGATACCGTAAGAACGAGTCCTGTGACAGCTGCAGTGCCAAGATTACCTTGCTCAATTAGAGAAGACATATTCAAATAGAACGGGTAAGTGAAAAAAACTAACAACACAAATGCAGATATCCAGATATATGCAACGGCATTCATTCCACCCTTTATTTCCGTATCTTCTATCTTATTCTCGACCTTAGTTGGTTCTGGAAGGAAGAAGAAAACAAACATTAACGTTATAATACAAATTAAATATACAATAAAAGTATTCCGCCAATAGATTGCACATAAGATTCCAGCAATCATTTGGAATGCCATTCCACCAGCATTCATTACAACATTGTTCATTCCCATAAGGTTTTCCCTCGTGTTTCCATCAAAGAGATCCATTATTAGAGTGGTGGGAAGAGGAGCAATAAGTCCAGCACCTGCACCGAAAATAGCCCTTGTTGCCAAAATAGCATAAAAATCATTTATGAAATAAGGCAAAACACCCGCAATCGTAATAATTAATGTTCCAAGCAGCGCTAGAGTTCTAAATTTTATCTTACTTCCTGCAAGTTTCCCCGCCAAAATAGAAAACGGTACAACTGCCAGCGCAGGCAGTGTTGAGAGAAGTATCAACGTGCTCCCGTCAATTCCAGGAAAGGCTTTACCGATGCTAGCCAGCGCTGGTGTCGTTGCAGTAATACTCATAGTAAGAAATGACAACGACATAATTGAAATGATAGCAGTAATCCTGCTTTTTTTCAT